GTGTTAGATGTTGTCAACGTATTCAACAAGGCGATCCCATGCCGCTTCGACTTCGTCGAATTGAGCGGAAACCATGTCGAACCATGCGTTGGCTTCGATGATTTCTTCGAAGCTCAGGGTGGTCATGCTGCTCATGTTGCTCTCGGCGTTGATGTTGGCGAAGTCGTTTGTCATGGTGTTACCTTAGTCGAGTTGGCGTTTTCTGTCTACTTTTTTTTCACTTTTTTTTCAGACCTCGACCATCATGCCTCGGTTGTTTCGGAAGCTTGTTCCGCTATCGCTCCGTTTTGCAAGCGGGGCGAAGTCAAGGACTTTCGTCGTCTCGGTTGTCATGTTCGCCATTGCTTCGCTTTCGGTCTTGCCAGAAGCCACACGGACTTCACCGTTCGCCAATCGGTACGTCACCGAGACCAGAACCACGCTCTTGAACTTGCTGATCTTCAGGACCGTCATTTCGTTTTTCATGTACATACAATGCACGAAATTTTGCAGGTCGTCAATTTTTATCTGCTTTTTTTCTCACTTTTTTTTGATGGCCTGGCCGCAGTAGGTTGGCACGCGTTATGCTCCCAGCATTTGCCATGCCAACCCCCCCCGTTTTTTTAAAAAAAAAGTTCTTGACTTTTGTGTGATATAGGCGGGGGGAGGTTATTCTCAATCTCTCAAACCCCAAATTCTTAAACATTATAATCCTTAACATAGTTAACCATCATATTATATCTATCTATTATATCTCCTTCTTCTTATCTCAACAACAACACAATCCATACCCTCCCCCCTTTTCCTATAAAAAAAACATAAAAACGCTATATTTCTATAAACAAAAAACAAAAAAAATACGAACCCATATTTTCTATAAACAAAAAATAAAAAAACCCATGTTTTCTACGTATGATATAATATAATAAATGTCTATCAAGATCTGCCGAAACTGTAAGAAAGAAAAAGATATAATTGAGTTCCCCTTTTTCTCTACGAACGATGCTGGCCGCAAAAACACATGCAGATCGTGTAATAACGAACTCAGTTCCTTGCGCCGAAACCTCCGCGCCCAGAACCGCCCACCTATTGCTGGGCCATGTCCCATCTGCAAAAATCACACAACGGTTTGGATATTAGATCATTGTCATTTTGACGATACATTTCGCGGGTATATATGCAACAGTTGTAATTTAGGCATTGGGCGATTCAATGATGATATATCTATTCTCTATAACGCTATAGAATACCTGAACACGCAAAATAATATACAATACTATATATGAGAATATTGATTACTGGTGGCAGCGGCTTTATTGGCACCCATTTAATAAAAAAACTATCTAATGACGGACATGACATTTATAATCTGGACAAAATTAGCAGCCCCGCACTGCCGCCCGACAAACAAAAGATAATAGATATACTAGATATCGACGTTAACGATATCTTTTTCGATAATATAGACACTATCATTCATCTAGCTGGTATGGTGAGTGTACCGAAATCATTTGAAGATCCAATAAATAGCTTTGGCAATAATACGTTCTGTACTATAAAATTATTATCAGCCGCCCACCTTCATAAGATTAAGAAATTCGTCTTCGCTTCTAGCGCAGCGGTATATGGCAGCAAAGAAGGTACGGTGAGTGAAACTGATGCCGCCGAACCTAACAGTCCATACGGATTAGATAAGTTAGCCTCCGAAAAATACATACAAATGTATTGCCAACAATGGGGTATTGATTATTTAATATTTCGCTTCTTCAATGTGTATGGTGAAGGACAGAATCCGCAATACGCTGGAGTCATAACGGCATTTAATGTCGCCGCTCAGAAAAAAGAGCCGCTGATCGTTTATGGAGATGGTGAACAGACTAGGGATTTCGTCAGTGTTAGCGATGTGTGTAATTACGTTTCTAGATTAATAATCACTGTAGTAAAGAATGAGATATTTAATATAGGGATCGGCAAATCTATTTCTATAAACTCGCTTGCAAAACAATTCGGTAGTCATATAATATACAAGGAAGCGAAGAAAGAAGTGCGCCACTCATGCGCCGATATCAGCAAAATAAAAAACGTCTATGAAAAATAGAATAGAATTAATAAACCTTTTCCAATCTAAATATAAATTAGGTAGAGCAGTAGAAATCGGTACTTATGAAGGCGAATACGCGTCAGAAATATTAAAAACATGGAAAGGAGATTTGTATTTAATAGATATATGGCGCAAAGTTAATAACGCCGAATACTCTGACTCATGCAACAGACAAGACTATATAAATGTTATGTATAAATGTTGTAAAAACATTTCTGGTCATGAAGACAGATGCCACATGATAAGAACTAACAGTGAAAACGCAGTTAAACTATTTAACGATGAATCTCTTGACTTTATTTATTTAGACGCTAACCATAAATATGAATTTGTGAAAGCTGACATTAAACTATGGTTTTCTAAATTAAGAAAAGGTGGTATTTTTGCTGGACATGATTTTATAAAAATGGATTGGTTTGCTGATAAAAATTTCGCAGAAGATGGAATTAATAAACATATATACTTTAACAATGGTAATTATGCTGGACAGTTTGGAGTTAACCCCGCTGTTCAAGAATTTTGTAAAGAAAATAATTATAAGTTTCATATTACTGAAGACGAATGGTTTGGAAGCTGGTTTTTAATAAAATAAAATGAATTATTATTTCACTTATTCAGATAAAAATTATACACACATTGCCGAAAGACTATTTAAGACTTTACAAGAGTACTCTTCTTATAAAATCATTTATTATACAATAAATTTTGATTACGAAAATAAATTTGATAATGTAATTCCTATTAGATACGATTTTGATCATACTCGTTTTTTGCCGTATGACTTAAACGATGATGAAATGCAACATTGGACAAAAAAATACATGTTGTATTTGAAAGCTAATTTATGTCTAGAGATTTTAAATACGAAAGAGAACAATAATTATTGTTGCATAGATTCTGACATGATGCTTATCAAGAATGCGGATTTTCTATTTAACAAGATTAACGATAATATAAATCATCCTATTTTGCCGTTAAATTGTTATGAATATATGTTAATGGATGGTCATGGTAATCCATATGACGAAAATAATAATTTAAATGTAAATAAATGTTTAGAAGCTGATTTGATGAGGTTTCTAAATGTTTCGATACAAAAACGTGATAGCTTTTATAAACAATGTAATTTATTACTTTTTAATAAAAATAGCTTGGATCTTTTTAAGGAGTGGTATAATATTTGTTATCGCCCAGAAATAATAAAAAATAAATACTTGGCGGCAATGAATGAAGAAAGCGTCTTAAATTGTTTGTTGTGGAAATACGATTATAATGCTAATTTTGATCACATACATATTAATATACCATTAGACGAAGTAAATACATTGGTTTCCGCATTTAATAACCCTTCCGATAACTCTTTCTTTCTTAAAGATTTTTGTAGAATACCAGAGAAGCAAAAAATTCAAAATATTATCTTTTTGCATGGACGCCCGAATCCAACCAATTATAAAATCCTAGAAACAGAAATTATTTACAAAAATAAACAGAACAATCCTATTAATATTTACTCGTCTGATCGAAAGATATTATTAATAATTAACGCTGTTGGTATGGGCGATGCTTTAACAAGTACGCCAGCCATAAAAAAACTGTCTAACATTTATTCTTCAAAAATATCTATCATTTCTAATCACTACGACTTATTCAAAAATAATCCATACATAGAAAATAATTTTAAATTGAACGAAACAGTAGATAAGTCTCAATACGAAGTTTTTAGTATTTTTGAACGACACTCAACTCATAAATTAAACGAAACAGAATCTTTAAGAAAACATCATGCGTGTTGCACAGAAAGAAGTTGTGCATATGATTTAGGTTTTGATTTAACGAGCGATGAGTTACAATTAGATTTTTTTCCAACAAATAATTGCATTTATGAAATTAAAAATTTTGGTAATTATATATGTTTGCACACTACATCTAATTGGGAAAATAGAACGTGGAGCCAAGAAAATTGGCAAAAACTTTCCGACAATATATCTCACCTAGGTTTCAATGTGGTAGTTATTGGAAAAGATCATGAAGAAGTTAACTTTGATAAATCTATTTGTTATAAAAAATGTTTTGTACCGTTGGGGCAAAACGTAATAGACATAAGCAATGATGGCAGTTCTATAAATGATCTTTGGCATATTATTAATAATGCAAAAGCTATTGTTACTTTAGATTCTGGACCATTGCATTTAGCTGGAACGACAGATACTTGGATTGTTCAAATAGGTTCCGCAAGACATCCAGAATTTAACACTCCTTATAGAAAAGGCTCTCAAAAATATAAACATATATTTGTTAACGGTGAATGTTCTTTGTTTTGCGCTAGTAATCTTAAATATTCTGTTAGAGAATGGAACAGTATAAATGCTGTTCATTATTTACCAAGATGTCAAGAAAACTACGAAACGATGCGTTGTCAACCAAATTCAGACGAAGTATTAAAACAAATAAAATCAATAATAAATGAAAATTTTAATAGTTAATCCACATCTATCTACAGGTGGTTGTCCTGAATATTTATATCAGTTCATATTAAATAATAAAAATAAATACGAGGCCATAAAAGTAATTGAGTTTTCCAATTTCTCTAATGACTATGTAATTCAAAAAAACAAAATTAAAAATTTAATCGGTGAAGAAAATGTTATTTGTTTAGGCGACTTTTGGGAAGATGACTTCACATTTCAATTTAAAAAATTTAAATTATTAAATATTATTCAAGAATACAATCCTGATGTTGTTTGGTTTAATGAGTTTCCTGAATGTTTTGAATATAAATCACCTCCAGAAGAATTAATAAAAAAAATTTATAGCCCGAATAGAGCTTATAAAATAATAGAAACAACACACAATAACAGTTTTGATTTTGATAAAAAGATATTTATCCCAGATGAATTTATGTTTTGTTCTGAATTGCATTTAGAAAAATCAAAAAATATTAACATCATAAAATCTATTTGGGAAGTGCCTATTTCAAATAATGTAAGACCAAATAGAGAAAATACTTTAGAACTTCTTGGTCTAGATCCAAGCTATCTGCATGTTTTAAACGTGGGAATTTTTAATCAAAATAAAAATCAAAAATATATTTTCGATTTAGCGGAAAAATTAAAATACTATAAAATACAATTTCATTTTATTGGTAATTCATGTTTTTTAAATGAATGTGACATACCTCAAGACCAATTGTTATTGCATAATTGCAAAGTTTGGGGAGAGAGGTCTGATGTGGATTTGTTTATGTCATGCATGGATATGTTTTTATTTCCATCTAATAAAGAATTGAATCCATTAAGTGTAAAAGAAGCGCTGTCTTGGAATATGGAGGTCGTATGCAAAAAATGTACAAATTATACAGATAAATATTTAGAAAAAAATAATTTTTATTTGATAGACGATATAAATACATCTGAATTTATTTTGCAAAAATTAAAAAATTTAAATACAAAGCCGTTAAACGAAAATAATGAAATAAAATTCGCTTTGTACACTTCTTTTTATAATAGCGCTAAATATGTGAACGCTATTTTTGATAACATTTTAAATTTAAAATATAATAATTTTACATGGTTTATAACTGATGATTTTAGCGCTGACAACACTAAAGATTTAATATTAGATAAATTAAAAACCTTAAAAACAGATAAAATAAAATATGTTGAACAGCAGTTTAAAAAACAAATGTATTGGCAACCAAATGCTTTTATGGATAAAAGTTTTGAATATATTGTTGCGATAGATGCTGACGATTTTTTTGATTTGAATTTTTTATGTATATATAACAAATTTTTATCTAATGATAAATCAATATGTCTCATGACTTGTGATTTCAAAAAAATAGAAGAATCAAATGGAAACTTACATTCATTAGGTTTATTGAATAATAATGAAGTTTTAAAATCAAAAATAAATAAATTTCATCCGTCTGTTGATTATTTAAATAATTTAAATTATTATTCCCTTGGGTATTTAAGATGTTTTAAAAACATTAAAGATTTAGAATTTTTAATTAAAGATTTCAACGCGTGTGCAAATGATTCTTATCATATAATGTATGTAAATTCATATGGTAAGTGGTTACACATACCAAGAAATTTATACACATGGATGTACAGGCCAGATTCGGAATCTCATTCTCCGATCTCAAAAGGTTTTAATAATAATTTTGATATAGCTTATAAAAAACTAATAAATTCAGAATCATTAGTAGACACTACATTTATTTCATTATATAAAGAAACTTGCGCTTTAAATTATCTTGATTTAAACTTCAATGAAAGCGTGTCTATTTTCACTAAAAATCAAAACGCTAAATTATTAAACGATTTGTTTTTTGATAAAAATTTAACAATAAATAATAATTTTTTTCATGATGTGTATGTGATCGTGCTTAACTATTACGACACAAGCGAAATAAAAAATATAATTTCAAGTCTTAAAAATAAAAATGCTCGTATAATTTTTTACAAACTTTATGACGATAAATACATTTCTAACGAAGAGAGAGATACTAACGTCTCAAATGGGATGAATGATTTAAAAAATAATTTATCTTCATTTGTTAATATTAATAATTGGTTTTCTTATATTAGGCATTTTTATATTGTCGGAAATGTAAATAAAAATATTAATTTAGATTCTCAAGAAATAAATATTTGTAATGAATCTGGAAGTTTGGGAGATGCTATAGCTTGGGTTCCAATTGTAAATGAATTCGCATTGCAAAAAAGAAAAAAAGTAAATTATTATACTCCACATAAAGAATTATTTATTAATGAATATCCCATGATTAATTTTTATGATTATTGTGAAAAACCTTCTGATGATGAGAAAGGCGTTTATAAAATAGGTTGTTTTAATGAAAGCGATTGGAAACCCTACTCTTTACAAGAAGTTGCTAGTAATATTTTAGGAATTAAACATGAAGAAAAAAAATGCAAATTAAATTTTGATAAAACAAAAAAATCTAATTTTAATAAAAAATACGTTTGTATAGCGACTCAATCTACCGCCCAGTGCAAATACTGGAACAATAAAGAAGGATGGACTAAAGTTGTAAGCTATTTAAATTCACTTGGTTACGATGTGGTATGCATCGATAAGCATTATGGTTATGGGGCGAAAGACGTAATGAATATTATTCCTAAAAATGTTATAGATAAAACTGGAGATTTGCCGCTGGAAGACAGGATAAATGATTTATATCATTGTGAATTTTTTATAGGTTTAGGATCTGGCTTGTCATGGTTAGCATGGGCTTGCGAAAAATCTGTCGTAATGATTTCTGGGTTTTCAGACCCTAAGTCTGAATTTTACACACCATATCGAGTTCATAATAAAAACGTTTGTAACAGTTGTTGGAGCGATGTGAATTGTACGTTCGATAGATCAAATTGGCTTTGGTGTCCTAGAGATAAAGATTTCGAATGTTCTCGCGAAATTACATTTGATATGGTAAAAGAAAAAATAGATAAATGCATTTTAGATTTAGAAAATAAAAATAATGATTTTGAATGGTTAAAAATTGATGATTCTTTTGAGGATTCGGTTAAGAAAGAAATTTTTGAAAACAAAATATATGAAAAAGTTAACGAAGTATCTGAAGGGGATATCGTTGTTGATTTAGGAGCTAGTGTTGGTCCGTTTGTGATGAGTGTTTTAAATAAAAATCCTAAACACGTTTATGCTGTAGAGTCATCACTTGAAATGTTTTCAACATTAAAAAGTAATATGAAAAACTATAAAAACGTAACATGTTTGAACTACGCAATAGATAATAATGGTGCGGATTTTTGTGAAAATGATTTCAGTTACATTTTCCATGATAAGTCATACGAATGCAAAGCTATTACTTTCAAAACCCTTTTAAACAAATTAAATATAAATAAAATAGATTTTCTAAAAATAGATATAGAAGGCAGTGAATATGGTTTATTTAGCGAGGACTGTTTAAACATTTTGAAATCAAATGTAAAATTTTTAGTTGCTGAATTTCATTTGGGTAATAATGATTTTAAAAATAAATTTCGTGATTTTAGAGATACCGCTATTAATAAATTTAAAAATTATAGTATTTATTCATTAGATGGCGCAGATATAAAATGGGATCTTTATAATGATCATTTTTTACAATATTATACTGAAGTAATTATACATATTGAATTATAAAAATGATAACTTTATTAGTAGATGAAGCGTACGCATTTGATTATCTTAGTATCTTAGAGGTTAAAAAACAAAAATCTTCTATATCTAATAATGCTTGGATCAAATGTTATGTGTATTTACAAAATCAATTTGATAACGAAAAATGGTCGCACATGATGCATTCAAAAGAATACGAAAGTATGATTAAAGCTAATGAATTAACATTTGATGCGGTTAATAAAGCTAAAAATAATGAAGTAACCGCACAACACGTTGATTATTGTAATTATCAAAGACATATGGCAAAACAAAATTTTCAAAAGAAATTTTTTACATCTGACTTATCTGAGTTAAAGATAGGTTACGAAAAATATATTCATAATAATCACACTGATGTTTAATTGTAAATCTTGAGTTAGCGTTTTTATAACAATTTTCAGGATTGATAAGTTTATCTATGTTTTGAGTGGCGTAAATCATATCATTAGTAGTAGAACATCTTAATCCTGTATCTCCTTGTAATACCGTTTCGGTAAAGCCGCCGAAATTTGTTGTAATAGTGGGCGTTCCTGAAAATTGAGCTTCAATAACTGTCCAATTGCATGGCTCCATAAACAACGAAGGAGCAAATAAAAATTTCGCATCGCTTAGTAAATTCATTCGTTCAATAGGACCAACGAATCCTGCAAATTTACAATGTTTAGTCTCTTTAAGATTCAGTATGTTTGGCCCTGCAAATATAATATCTTGTCCGACATGATTGCAGATATCATAAGCAAGCTGTGCGCCTTTTTCTTCTATAATCCTGCCTAAAAATAATGCTGTATTTGATTTTTCTTTTTTGTATATGAAGTCGTCAGGATCAAAGCCGGGATAAACAATATGTTCGCATCCTAATTCAACATGTGTTTTAGAATGACCATGCATTTTATGCATTTGACTATATGTTTCAAATATCTTAATTGGCGCGAACATGCTATCATAACCTATGCTTGGTTCTACTACTATAGTTTTATCATAAAAGTGTTTAACACATGGTTCATGCGCGAACCCAAACCAGCATAATATAAATTCATTACTTGATTTTATTCTTTTTTTTAACTCTGTAACACAATTGTCATTAAACGCATTAACCGCTTTTGTATTAACGTTTTGATCAAAACCTTTGATCTTCCAATCATTTAAGTTGCCATAGCTATTAATTAATATATCATTATTAGTAACATTAATATGTTCTGTGCAATTAACAATAGAGTTTTCATGACCATAATGATAAACAGTATGACCCCTTTTAGTCATTTCGTCGCAAAACTTATAAACCTTTTGCACAAAAGCACATAATGAAACATCTTTTCTAGTAGGCGAGTAAGGAACGCTCAAACAGTGAAAAACCATATATAATAGTGTAAATTTATTTATAGTATGTCAATCAAAAAGAAAAAAATTCAAAAAGAAAAACACGATCTGAACGACATTATCTCAAATAATAGTTTTAAATCGACTAAATTAACAATTAAGAATTTTAATTTAACGGATAAGCAAAAAAGTTTTACTCAAATAGCTTTTGATAAAAATACTAAAATTGTTTTTATTAATGGACCTGCCGGAAGTTCTAAAACATTTTTGGCTGTTTATTGTGCATTGCATATGTTAAATATGAATTCAAAGTACGAGATCAAATACATTAGAACAATCGTCGAGTCTGGAGAAAGAGGCTTAGGTTCTTTGCCTGGAACTGTAGATGAAAAGTTTAATCCTTTTATGATACCACTGTATGATAAGTTGGATGAACTTATTCCCATGTCTCAATCAAAATATCTTGAAACTAGTGGTATTATAGAGGCTTTGCCTGTGAACTTCTTAAGAGGTGCTACATGGAACGAGAAGATCATTATTGCAGACGAATCTCAGAACTATAGCAGCAAGGAGTTGATTACTCTTCTCACTCGTATTGGCGAGAATACTAAAATGTTTATCTGCGGAGACGCTATGCAATCAGACATCGGAAACAAATCTGGTTTTATGAAAATTTATGATTTGTTTAATAATAAAGACAGCGAAGAAAGAGGTATTTATTGTTTTGAATTCAATGAAGAAGATATCATGCGTAGTGAAATTCTTAAATACATCGTTCATTCTCTTAAGAGATTAGATAAAACAAACATTCATTGATATAATAACCATGAGTAATATTTACTGTTCAAGTTGCGGAACAAAACATGCCCAAGGCTCTAAATTCTGTACTAACTGTGGGGTTTCTTTGGGAGGATTTGCAAACATCAGTAAACCGACTTTACAAAATTCACTACAATCGAGATCTACCTCTCGCAAACAAAATACAGAAGTCGATGAAGATGGTATTCCCACTGTATTCGTTAGACCATCGAAGCTTTCATACGAAATAGAAAAACCAGCAGGTAATAAATATTTAGGAAAAGATTTATTTAACGCTCCCCCAGTCGATCCAAGTGAAAGAATTAATTCAAGACCGAATTCCAATTATAGAAAACTAAGTAAAGAAGAATTTTTAAGTCAGTCGTTGAAGGAGTGTAGTTCGCGCCCAATACAAGACATAGATGAATCGTAAAAAGAAAAATTTTGAAGACATGTATGAGATTATTAACCAAGTAATCAAAAAGCGCAGAAATAAATGGAAGTTAAAAGCGATTACTTGGTTTGATTTTGAAGATATAGAGCAAGTCATCAAACTTCATATATATAAAAAATGGCATCTGTGGGATCAATCGCGAGCGATTGAACCTTGGGTGAATCGTATAGTCACGAATCAAATTAGAAATATAATAAGAAATAATTATACAAGTTTTGCGCGTCCTTGTTTATCTTGTCCATTTAATCAAAATAAAGAAGGTGATTCTGGAATAGAAATGTCATGTGGTTTTACAACCAGCGGCAAACAATGTAATGAATGCCCATTATACGCTAAGTGGGAGAAAGTAAAAAAATCCGCTTACGATGTCAAGATGACTGTAAGCTTAGAGAATCATAAAAATTATTTTATGAATTGTGAATCAAGTATAAGTTACGATTATAAAAATGCTGAAAGTAAACTTCACGGTTTAATGAAAAGCAATTTAGGAGATAAGCATTTCTTTATTTATAAAATGTTTTTTATAGACAATCTTAGCGATGATCAAGTAGCCCAAGTTTTAAAGTTTAAAACAAGCGAAAAAGGAAGAAAAGCTGGTTACAAACAAATAAAAAATTTAAAAAAAATGTTGTATGTGAAAGCTCAATTGTTATTAAAAGAAAACGATATATTCTCATCTTAATATGTTAACAGACGAAAATAAAGCATTTATATTAAAGAAGATTAACGAAGGAATTCAAGATTACGTCGTCCTCGCTAATCTACTTTATAATCGTGAAGATTTAACGGGTAGATCTAAAGAGGCAAAACTGGTTAGAGACTTTCTTTTAACAACTGGATTTGTTAAAAAACAAGAAAAGCCAAAGCCCACACAAACAATAGAAATACTATCAAAAGAAAATTGTGAATTTATTGAACAAAACATTAAAACAAGAATAACTCCTAGGCAAGTAACAGAGTTAATATTCCATGAAAAATTTCTGGGCCTTGAAAACTTTAATATTTTTATTACACCTGAGTATAGAGCCGTTCAAAAATACATAAAAGAAAAATATCCTGATTATCTTGTAGATAACGAATCTGGAGTTGGCGACAAATACTCTGTTCCGCGATCAATCAGAACGGTAATCAATAAAGCAAATAAATGGTGCGGCCAAAACATTTCTGAAGAAAAATTATCTTTGCAACATAGAAAATGGATGGAAAAATTATTAAATTATTTATCAAGTCCAAGATTCGTTGGGAATTATGACTCATACAACAGCTCTATAGATAAAGAATTATTTGAAGCAGAATTCGTGCGCTCTGTTTGGGATAAGCCTGACTTGACTGTTGATGAAATTAATTTGTATATTAATGTTTGCATGGACTATATCAATCTAAGACAGATCGATATTAAGAAAAATAAGATAAATGATATGTTCAATGAGACGCAAGATCAGAAAGACTTCACAATGCGTCTAACTGAGGTTCTTAAGACGATCTCTGAAGAATACAATCAGTGCGCTGGGCGTATAGACAAGAGTATTCAAAAGCTCAATGGCGAACGGTCCAAGAGAGTAGAGCAAACGCATCAGAAGAACGCTTCTATACTTAACCTTGTAGAGCTTTTTCAAGACGAGCAAGAACGCAAAATGATGATTCAAATTGCCGATATGCAAAAGCGCACTATTAAGGAGGAAGCTGATCGTTTAGAGAATATGTCTTCATGGAAAGCTAGAATTTTAGGAATTTCTAAAGAAGATGCTATATGATTCAGTGTAAAATCTGTAGCGAATCTTTTAATAACGATAAGTCTTTTCATGCCCATTTAAAAAAGCATAACCTTTATCAAGCGGAGTATTATTGCACGTATTATCCGAGAAACTCTCTTTATTATCGCCAACAAATACCTTTTAAAAATAAAAAACAATATTTTGAAACCGAGTTTCTTGATTATACAGAGTTTCTGAAGTGGGAAGCTGCATCTAACGAAGAAACAGTTAAAACAAAATGCATTGAACTGCTAAAAAAGAGGGTAGATGAAAAACAATATCATTTTGCGCCGTTTCATAATGAAGTGATAACTCTTGATTTGCCGAGTTTAAATATTTATAAGAAGTATTTTAGTTCTTATACCAACGCATGTAAGCTATTAAATATTGAACCTTTATATAACAAAAATTTACCAGAAGCTTTTAATAAAATTGATGCATCTCATTTGCCGATACTGATTGATACCAGAGAACAAGATGCGTTGGAATTTCCTAAGTCTAAAATAGAAAAAATATTTGTAGGAGATTATCTAATAGCTGATAAAAAATATTTTACCAATACATTTGTTGATAGAAAAAGCGAATCTGATTTTCTAGGTACTATGGCTTCTGGAATAGAAAGATTTGAGAAAGAAGTGGTGAAAGCGGTTGAATTGAATTGTTATTTGTTTGTGGTTATTGAAAGCAGTATAAGTAGCATATTAATAAATCAGCGTAAATACAATAGAAAAACAAATTTAGAATACGTTTTTCATAATATGCGTTCTTTATGTCATAAATATCCAAGGCATATACAATTTATATTCACTGGTAGTCGAAACAAATCTTTAGATATTATACCAAAATTATTATATCATGGTAAGTCAGTATGGCAGGTAGATATACAGTATTTTTTAGATAATGAGCTGGGAAATTGGCAACCAAGTACCAAGGAAATCGCAGTTAATTTCCAATGAGGAATTAGCGAAGATACCTGGATATATAGAAGAACGAGAAGCGAAGTTATTGTTTTATCAATTTCTTCGCAACAATACTACTTTTGCTACTGATTTAATAACTGGTGTCAAACTGTTTCCTTTTCAACACATGGCTATTAAAGGCATGTTGGAAAGTGATTATTTTTTAGGCGTGTGGTCGCGTGGTATGAGTAAATCTTATACTACTGGTATTTATGCCGTACTTGATGCTATATTAAATCAAGGAGTTGAAACAGGTATATTATCCCGATCATTTCGTCAGTCAAAAATGATATTTAAAAAGATAGAAGACATCGCTGCTAAACCTGAAGCTTATCTTTTAAAACAATGTATTACAAAAATATCCAAGTCTAACGATGAATGGGTAATGGAGATTGGTAAAAGCCGCATTCGTGCATTGCCATTAGGTGATGGCGAAAAGCTTCGTGGTTTTCGTTTTCATCGTATTATTATTGATGAGTTTTTATTGATGCCTGAACGTATTTATAACGAAGTCATTATTCCCTTCTTATCCGTCGTTCAAAACCCGACTCAAAGAGAAGAGCTTTATAATCTTGAAACCCAATTGATTAATAAAGGAGAAATGACTGAAGAAGATAGGTATATCTGGCCTAACAATAAATTAATAGCATTATCTTCAGCGTCTTTTAAATTTGAATACTTGTATAAATTATACGAGCAGTATGAAAATCTAATATCTAACCCTAAAAACAAAGAAAAGACTAAGCGTTGTATTATGCAGTTCTCTTATGACTGCGCTCCAGTTCAGTTGTACGATCAAAATCTAATTAATCAAGCAAAATCGACAATGAGTGAGTCGCAGTTTTTGCGAGAGTTCGGCGCACAGTTTAGTGATGATAGTTCTGGCTATTTTAAAATATCTAAGATGGCGTTATGCACTGTTCCTGATGGTGAGCTTCCTGCTGTTGAGGTAGTTGGCAATCCAGAAGATGAATATATATTGGCGGTAGATCCTTCTTGGTCAGAAACTGAATCATCAGATGATTTTGCAATTCAAGTCTTAAAAATAGATAAAGAAAAGCAAATTAATACTTTAATTCATTCTTACGCTCTCTCTGGATCTTCTTTAAAAGATCATATTAAATATTTCTTATATCTATTGCAGAACTTTAATATTATAGCGATCTGCATGGACTATAACGGCGGCGTTCAGTTCATGAATTCTTGCAATGAAAGCGAATTGTTTAAGGATGCTAAAATAAATTTGAAATCAATGGTAACAGAGTTTGAAAGACCCGAAGAATATGCTCAAAATTTATATTCTGCAAAAACCGAATACAACAGATCAGATTATAAATACGTTTTCTTGAGAAAACCAACTTCAGGTTGGATACGATTAGCGAATGAAATGTTACAAGCGAATTTTGATCATCGCCGTACATATTTTGCTAGTAGAGCTATTGATGATAATTTCAGAAGTCAAACTAAAAAGCGTATTGGTATTACAGATTTAAAATTCTCTAACGCTTTAGACACTGAAAAAGAAAATGAAGAAGCTAAAATGATTGATTTTGTAGAACATTTAACTGATATGATATTGTTAACTAAAACAGAATGCGCTCTCATACAAATAACAACATCTGCTCAAGGTATGCAGAACTTTGATCTTCCAGCGAACCTTAAACGTAAGTCTGGACCAGATAAACCTAGAAAAGATAGTTACTCAGCATTAGTATTAGGTAATTGGTTGTGTAAGATTTATTTCGACATGAATAATACTCAAGTTGAAGATATGACTGAAACTTTTGAACCTATGTTCATAGCTTAAAAGCTAAAAAGTCACTTTTAAAGTGACAATGTGTAACTATTATTAACATGAGTCGCAAATATAATAAAAGATCAGATTATTGGGGCAAATTCTCTAAAGCTCAAGAGGGGCAGTCTGAGCCGCTTGACGCTATGTTAAGAGATAATGCTTCTGAACCTTCTTTAGTTGGTGATCCATTCTATCAACAAGAGGCTAAAGCTTCTAGTTATGAAAGAAGTGGAGGAGGCGAGTCTACTAATTTACGTAGAAATTTGGCTTATGTAGGACCAAAGATTTATAAATACGGAAACATTAGAGAAGGAATGTTGCCATTCGAAACTTCTATTAACGGATATAATATTCGTGACGCTATAGAATTATGCCAGAAAGCTTATGCAAATATAGCTATTTTTAGAAATGCTGTTGATATTATGTCTGAATTTGCTAATGCTGAAATATATTTAGAAGGTGGAAGTCAAAAATCAAAAGACTTTTTCTCAAAATGGATGAAGTATACAAGGATGTGGAATGTTAAAGATCAATACTTCCGCGAGTATTATCGCAGTGGTAATGTTTTCTTTTACAAGATAAATGCTAAATTTAATATCGACGATTTTCAAAAAATTCTAGAAACATACGCTTCATATGATGGAGCGTCTTATAATACAGATATTAAATTGTATAATTATCCTACGCCATACGACGTAAAGAATTTAATTCCAGTTCAATACACACTGCTCAATCCATATTATTTAACAACAAATCACACAAGTTCTTGGCATCAAATTGTTTATCAAAAAATACTTTCTGAATACGAATTAGAAAGACTTAGATCGCCTAAAAACGATCACGATAAAGTTGTATTCGATAGTTTAGACAACGATACAAAAGAAAAAATCAGATTGGGTCAATGGGCAAGAGATGGGCTTAAAATTCAATTGAATCCTACAGATATTATTTATTCTTTTTATAAGAAGCAAGATTACGAACCTTTTGCTATACCTTTTGGTTTCGCCGTTCTTGATGATATCAATTTCAAGATGGAAATGAAAAAGATTGATCAAGCTATTTGCCGCACAATTGAGAATGTTATTCTATTGATAACTATGGGTAGCGAACCAGCTAAAGGAGGTATTAATCACAAGAATATAAAAGCGATGCAAAATCTTTTGAGCAATCAATCTGTTGGTCGCGTTCTTGTTGCAGATTATACAACAAAAGCTGAGTTCATTATCCCAGATATGAATAAAGTTTTAGGATATGAAAAGTATAAAGTCGTTAATGAGGACATTAAAGAAGGATTGCAGAACATTCTTATCGGTTCAGAAAAGTTTGCGAATACAACTGTCAAAGCTCAAGTATTTTTTGAAAGATTAAAAGAAGCTAGAAAAGCTTTCTTGAATGATTTTCTACAGCCTGAAATGGAATTGATTTTTCGCAACTTGGGATTTAAAGGTAAATGCCCTATCGCTAAGTTTGAAGAGGTGTCTATTAAAGACGAGACTCAATTTAATCGCGTGGTCACGCGCATGATGGAACTAGGAATACTGCCTCCAGAAGAAGGGTTGAGAGTAATTGAAACTGGTATTTATCCAACTAAAGAAGAGTTAGGCACTGCTCAAGCTAAGTTTGTAGAAGAAAGAAAGAAGGGATATTATAACCCAATTGTTGGCGGCGTTCCTGTTATCGCTCCTCCAACGCCTGAAGTTTCAGGAATTAAATCCGCAATCAAAAAGACAACAACTCCAACTGAAAAAGGTCGTCCTGTCGGATCTAACGCTTCTGTTTATGCAAAAGAGGCAATCGCTAAAGTCATGGACAAAACAAAAGATTTGTATTCTATTGTAGAATTAGGTTTGAAAAAGAAATATTCTAAAAAATCTTTAAACGCTGAACAGAATAAATTAGCACAAGGCATTTCTGAAGCAATCATATTAGGATCTCAATGTGAATCTTGGACTTCTTTAGCTACAGAAGTTCTAAACGATCCAAATAAATTAGACAAGCTAAACATATTAAGTGAGATACAAACTACTGCTGGCGAACATGATTTAGACACATATGCAGCAGCACTTTTATATCACAGTACTAAGTATTCCGTGTAAAATGTAAATATATGTTCCTTTATAGAACTAAATTTGACAACATAGTTACGGCTTCGTTAAATTTCGATAGCAATGTTTTGTTGTCGCAAGCTTCATTGGAACCGCTTAAGTCAATTATACCTTCTTCAGTTAATTTAGAAAAGAATGTCGATTTAGTTGGGGCCGCATTTAATGCGGCTCTTGTAAATCGTTTTAATAAAAATGGTGATGGTATTGATACGAATACAGCTATTGCGTTTAAAAATTATTTCATTCATAAGCCAACAAATATTGAGCATAACAAAAAAAGAGTAGTTGGGCATATTGTTAATTCAGCGTTTTCTTCTTATGGAGAAAATAAAATATTATCTGACGAAGATGTAAGAGGAAGTCTTAGTCCATTTAATATTGCTTTGGCCGCTGTAATTTATAAAACAGTTGATCGCGATTTCGCAGACGCATTAATGGATTCTAACGATCCTGATTCCGCATTATATGAAAAAATTAGTGCAAGTTGGGAGATAGGATTTAATGAGTATTATATTGCAGTTGGAAGTTTAGATTTGAAGCAAGCGGAGATTATCACTAAAAAAGAACAAATAGATGAATTCAAGAAATATTTAAAAGGCTTTGATGGATCTGGATATATGAACGATGGAACTCCAGTATATCGTTTGGTTACTGGACGTATTTATCCTTTAGGTATCGGATTCACAAGCAATCCTGCTGCTGATGTTAAAGGCGTAGTAATTGATGATGGAACATCTGCTATAGAAATTGAAAACGAAAAACAAGAAATAGAAACAGAAGAAGCTGAGTTTTATGAAGTCGATTCTGTAGAATTATTAAACTTTAACAATAAAATATTTTCACAAAAACAAAAACAACCTGTAAATATTACCAAAACAAAAATTATGGATTTAGAACAAATACTATCTGCATTAAAAACAGTTCTCGCTGAAAAGCAAGATACTGCCAAGTTTAGTGATGAAGCCGTAGCTTCTATTTCAGCCAAGATCGCTGAGAGCATTAAACTAAAGAGTGACGAAATGAAGCAAGAGATGGAAAATGCTGAAGTCGCTAAGGCTGAAGCTATCGCTCAAGTTGAAAAATTCAAGAAAGATCTTGATGAGAACAACAACAAACTTTCTGAGACTCTCGCTAAATTAGCAGAACTCGAAAAAACAATTTCCGCTCAAGCTTCTCAAGAACTTTATAGTTCAAGAATGAGTTTCCTAGATACTGATTATGATCTTGATGAGATTGATCGTCAGTTTCTAGCTAAAGAAGTATCTGCTTTGGCAAACACAGAAGAGGCGTTTGCTTCTTATAAAGAAAAGCTCGCTGTTCTTTTTAGACACAAGAACAAAGCTTCAAAGCAAGATCAAGATAAATTTTTCCAAGAACGTCTGGAAGCCGAATTGGCAAAGAGAATGGGACAAGCAAAGACTCAACGAACTGAAGTTGTCGAAAAGACAGTTGAAGTTGAAACAGCTTTGGCTAACGCCAAACGCGAAGAGCCAGCTATACCCGCTCAGTCACTCGCTCCTTCAGAAGCAAAAGCTTCTTGGAAAGAAAGACTAGGTAAAGCTTTCAGCAAGGAAAACATAACAGTTAAATTTTAAAAATATATGTCACTAAGATTATATCCATTCAGACAGTATAGCGACGTTGATGTTATCAACATGTTCGCGAGCGACACTGTTGATGCCACACCATCTACAAATGGTAATGGTTCAGCAGGTGTTTTCGTCAAGGTATCTGCTGGTAATTTGGATCTCGATCCAATTCAGTACACAGCTACCGATATCACAAATACACTTGGTAAATCAGATTACCCTTTCTTGGGTGCTGCTCAATACCCTGCTGTACCTTTGCAATTTACAGCCGCCACCGCTGGTGTTCCAGTTCTTGGCATGACTCTTAATCAGACTCTAGCCACTGATGAAAATGGTGAAAGACTTCTTTACAATCCAGTAAAGAGAGCAGAACTACAAGCCGTTCTCACTGGACAAGCTGTACCTGTAGTTAGTCGCGGTATCTTCACATTAGCTGATACAGCTATTGACTGGGTTGACGCTAACATGGTTGTTAATAGCCATCTTATCATCTCAGCTAACGCTGGTAAGGTTTCTGGCCTATTGGCTAGCGCTGTATCTCCAATCACTGGAACCACAAGTATCATTGGCCGTATTCTCGGCACTGGTCAACGTGTTTCTCAGAATGGTAAGAGTGACTATTTTGCTGGTACTACTACTGGTAAATACGCTCTTGTTCAATTCGATTGTAATTCCTCCTACGTTGTTTAATCCATTTAACTAATAAATAATATGAAAATCGTTTTAAAGAGAACAGACGAACAAGTCGAGCTAATTAAAGCTCTAGCCTCAAAGAACCGTGAAGTAGCCTTCGATGCTCAAGTAGCTTTGGCTGAATTCATTGGACCAGTTTTGGCTGAAGTTATTAATAACGCCCCAACTATTTCTAATTTGTTCACAAGTCTTCAATTCAATGCTGAAGATAATCCCTCAATTCCTCTAGACCTCTATTATGATATCTTCGATGAAGATTACATCAAGGTCTATAGTCAGAGTGTAGCTGGTGGTCTTCCTCAGAACGTAGTTCAACCTTTGGCTTCTGAGCTAAAGATTGCTACTTATCGTCTCGATAGCGCAATCGCTTTCGATAAGAAGTACGCTGCCAAGAGTCGTTTGGACGTAGTTAGTAAGTCTTTCACTCGCATAGCTCAAGAAGTTATGCTCAAGCAAGAAAGAACTTCTGCTAACCTCGTAATGACTGCTCTAGCTCAAGCTTCTACTGGTAATGATGCTACTGCCGCTAATAACTATCACACCTTCCGCGCTGCTGCTGCTGGACGTTTCGTTCTTAACGACTTGAACAAGTTGTTCACTAAGATCAAGCGTATTAATGCTTCATTCGTTGGTGGTACTCCTTCTGGCGCTCGTAGAGGTCTAACCGATCTTATCGTTTCTCCAGAAATCATCGAAGAAATTCGTGGTATGGCTTATAATCCAATCAATACCAAAGCTTCTATAGCTGGTACTGCCAGTACTTCTAATAGCGCTGGTAATGCTCCTATCACTGCTACCGATGAAATTCGTAACCAACTTTTCAATCAAGCTGGTCTACCTGAATTCTTCGGAGTTTCAATCATGGAAATTCTAGAGTTCGGTGTTGGTAAGAAGTTCACCACAATTTTCGATACAGTCGCTGGTTCTACAGCTTACGCTGACAACTATGCTGTAAATGCAAATAGTGGAACTGCCCAGCAATTCCTCGCTACTGAACAGATCATAGTTGGTCTTGACAGAAGCCGTGATTCACTAATTCGCGCTGTAGCTGTTGATGCTGACAGCGGTTCTGAGTTCAATCTAGTCGCTGATGACCAATATACTCTTCGTCAGGGTAAGATTGGTTATTATGGTTCTCTTGAAGAGGGTCGTATGGTTCTCGACAACAGAGCGCTTGTGGGTCTTATAGTCTGATATGTAGTAAGTCCGTCATAAATTAGGCGTTATCCGAAAGGGTAACGCCTTTTTTATTGAATAATATATATTTTGTGTAATATAGTATATGGCTAAAAAGTCAATTAAAAATATCCCAACAGATGCAAAAAAGCCTGAACCTAAGAAGTCAGACATAGATAATCTAACGCTTGCGGATGGAAAAACTCATCTCGATCCAGACATTGAAAAAGTTAAAAAGCTAGAAGAAATTCTTGGCATTAGAAAGATGAATCCATTTGGCACATCTAATATTGATGTTTTTAGAGAAAGACTAAATGAAATGGCTATTGTTGATTTGCAGCATATGTGCGAAAACATAGGCATATTTGCAAGCGGCTCACGAATGCAAATTAAAGAAAAACTATTGCGCGAATTTAAGTCTACAAATAAAGGCAGTATTTCTATGTTAATTAATAATCCAGCATTAATTTTAGACCCTAATAATCCAAAGCATCTAAAAACTTTAAAAATCCTTCGCGAGATATAATATATAGTACCTTAATTAATTATGGAACAGAACAATCAGAATCAAGTTAACCTATCACAAGTAAGCGACATTCAACTAAAAGCTTTCGCTTATGATGAACTCGGTAAGATCGAAATGGCGCAAGCCAATCTTCGTCTTATTAATCAAGAACTAACCACTCGCGCAAAGTCTGCTGCTGATGCATCAAGTAATGGTGTCGTCAATCCAGACTTGCCAGTGGTAAAGTAAGTTTACATAAACAACGCGAACCCAAGCGAAAGCTTGGGTTTTTTTGTCTCCAGATTTAATATAACGTGTAATAAATAACAAATGGCGACACAGTTATCAATAATAAGAGGAGACACATTTCCCACGCAAACAATAACTGTTACTTCCGCTAATTTAGATTTCGCGAATATAACTTGCACAGGACAATTGCGTCCACATCCTGACGGTAATTTATTATATCAATTTGTGCCAACAACGGTATCAGGTGTAAACGGAACAGGCGTTGTGCAATTTAGCTTTCCGTCTTCAGTTACTAAAGGGTTTCCTCCTATTAATTTGTATGGTGATTTACATTTTTATTCTACTGGGATACTAGATTGTACTCTTTTTGAATTTAGATTAAACGTATTAGCTGATGTAACACAATTATAAAATGTCAAATATAGATGTCAACGTTTCCTCTAATAATAATCAAATAAATGTAACTGTTGGAGGCGGATCTAATTCTACTGTTGTTGAAAGTAGTAATAAGAATACTATTTTAGTAGAGTCAGTTGCGCCAGCAGGATCAACTAGTAATATTGTTGAAAGAGGACCGGCTGGCACTTCAGGAACTAGCGGTTCATCTGGAACGTCTGGAACATCAGGTAGTAGTGGAACGAGTGGAACGTCAGGTAGTTCAGGAACATCAGGCACTTCAGGAAGCTCAGGAACCAGTGGAACAAGCGGTTCTTCTGGTACAAGTGGAAGTTCAGGCATTAACGGTACTTCTGGATCTTCTGGCGTAAATGGAACTTCAGGATCTAGCGGAACATCAGGCACTTCAGGAAGCTCAGGAACCAGTGGAACAAGCGGTTCTTCTGGCACAAGTGGAAGTTCAGGCATTAACGGTACTTCTGGATCTTCTGGCGTAAATGGAACTTCAGGATCTAGCGGAATAAATGGAACTTCAGGATCTAGTGGAACATCAGGCATTTCGGGAAGTTCAGGAACCAGTGGAACAAGCGGTTCTTCTGGCACAAGTGGAAGTTCAGGCATTAACGGTACTTCTGGATCTTCTGGCGTAAATGGAACTTCAGGATCTAGCGGAACATCAGGCACTTCAGGAAGCTCAGGAACCAGTGGAACAAGCGGTTCTTCTGGTACAAGTGGAAGTTCAGGCATTAACGGTACTTCTGGATCTTCTGGCGTAAATGGAACTTCAGGATCTAGCGGAACATCAGGCACTTCAGGAAGCTCAGGAACCAGTGGAACAAGCGGTTCTTCTGGCACAAGTGGAAGTTCAGGCATTAACGGTACTTCTGGATCTTCTGGCGTAAATGGAACTTCAGGATCTAGCGGAATAAATGGAACTTCAGGATCTAGTGGAACATCAGGCACTTCGGGAAGTTCAGGAACCAGTGGAACAAGCGGTTCTTCTGGCACAAGTGGAAGTTCAGGCATTAACGGTACTTCTGGATCTTCTGGCGTAAATGGAACTTCAGGATCTAGCGGAACATCAGGTACTTCAGGATCTAGTGGAACGTCAGGTACTTCAGGAAGTTCAGGAACCAGCGGAACAAGCGGTTCAAGTGGAACATCAGGATCTACTGGGACTTCAGGTTCGTCTGGCACAAGTGGTATGGGTAGTTCATATTCATTATATGAAACTTATACTCAAGTATCACATGGATTTATATTAGGAGACGTTGTTAGATTTGATGCGGGAACATGGTATAAAGCATTGGCAGATTCGGCGCAAAATGCAGAGGTATTTGGTATAGTTCAATTAGTAAATGGTGATTCTTTTGATATTGTATTTGAAGGGAAAGTTACTGGTTTAAGTGGTTTGACAATTGGTGTCGTTTATTTTCTATCTCCAACGGTACTTGGAGCAATAACTGTAACTGAACCATCTACTATTACTCAGATATCAAAACCAATATTAATAGCCACATCATCTACTACTGGAAATATACTAAGATACAGAGGTATAATAATTAGTTAAATAAACATTTGTTAAGTCACGATCATAACAATAAAAGTGTAAAATAAATATATAATATGAGCAGCTATACAGCATTCCAAGTAAGAAATGGCACATCTGGTACAAGTGGTTCTTCAGGCGTTAATGGAACGTCAGGCTTTGCTGGCACAAGTGGGACAAGCGGAAGCAGCGGTACAAGCGGTTCAAGCGGTTCTAGTGGAACAAGCGGTTCTAGTGGAACAAGCGGTTCTAGCGGAACAAGTGGTTCTTCAGGTATTGATGGTACTAGCGGCTCTTCTGGCACAAGTGGTTCGTCTGGTACAAGTGGTTCGTCTGGTACAAGTGGTTCGTCTGGTACAAGCGGTTCGTCTGGTACAAGTGGTTCTTCTGGCACATCTGGAACAAGCGGTTCGTCTGGCACAAGCGGTTCTTCTGGCACATCTGGAACAAGTGGCTCTTCTGGAACATCTGGGACGAGTGGTTCTTCTGGAACATCTGGCACAAGCGGTTCTTCTGGGACGTCTGGAACAAGTGGTTCTTCTGGCACAAGCGGTTCTTCTGGCACATCTGGGACAAGTGGTTCTTCTGGTACAAGCGGTTCTTCTGGAACATCTGGCACAAGCGGTTCTTCTGGGACATCTGGAACAAGTGGTTCTTCTGGAACAAGTGGGACGAGTGGTTCGTCTGGCACAAGCGGTTCTTCTGGCACATCTGGGACAAGTGGTTCTTCTGGCACAAGCGGTTCTTCTGGGACATCTGGAACAAGTGGTTCTTCTGGAACAAGTGGGACGAGTGGTTCGTCTGGCACAAGCGGTTCTTCTGGCACATCTGGGACAAGTGGTTCTTCTGGTACAAGCGGTTCTTCTGGAACATCTGGCACAAGCGGTTCTTCTGGGACATCTGGAACAAGTGGTTCTTCTGGAACAAGTGGGACGAGTGGTTCTTCTGGAACAAGTGGAACGAGTGGTTCGTCTGGTACAAGCGGTTCTTCTGGTACATCTGGGACGAGTGGTTCGTCTGGCACAAGCGGTTCGTCTGGAACAAGCGCCAACGCTTCAGGCACAACAAATACAATAGCCAAATTTACTTCTGCATCAGCGCTTGGAGATAGTAATACTACAGATGTTGTACATAGTTTGTCTATTAATAGTGTTATTGTTGGAAGAGGTACTGGTAATGTTGCTAGTAATACTGCTGTTGGAAATACTGCATTAAATGCAAATACGACAGGTGTTAATAATACCGCTGTTGGTTATTATTCATTAGCAAATAATACAATTGGTAATTTTAATAATGCATTCGGCAGCTATGCTTTATATAGCAATACTACAGGTAGTAGAAATAACGCTTTTGGTTATAGATCATTGAGATCTAATACAATAGGTATTGATAATAATGCATTTGGTTATTATGCTTTAAGAGCTAATACTACTGGTAATTATAACGTAGCTATAGGTAATAGATCTTTGAGATTCAATACGTTTGGTTATAGTAATACTGCGGTTGGTAAAGATACTTTATATAGCAACACTACTGGTAAGAATAACAGTGCATTTGGTCACAATTCATTGCTTTATAATACGATTGGTGCTTCAAATAGTGCATTTGGTTATAGTGCATTAAACAATAATACCACAAACAATAATAGTGCATTTGGTTTTCAAGCATTAAAAGCAAATACAACAGGTTTTAGAAATAACGCATTTGGTTATAATGCTTTGAGAAATAATACAAGTGGTGCTTATAATACAGCATTTGGTTATAGATCATTATTCAGTAATGTACTTGGTAGTCACAATGTTGCTATTGGTTCTGATGCTTTATATTCTAATACCACAAATTATAATGTTGCTATAGGCACTAACGCTTTATCAAGTAATACTATTGGCACATACAATGTTGCTGTAGGATTTTATTCATTACTATCAAATACAACTGGTAGTTCTAATAATGCATTTGGATTTTATTCACTAAGAAACAATACAATCGGTGCTAATAATAGTGCATTTGGTTACGCTTCTTTAAGATTTAATACAACTGGTAACTATAATAGTGCATTTGGTTTTGAATCTTTAAAGACAAATACAATAGGAACAGCAAATATAGCTATTGGTTATTCTTCTTTATTTTCTAACACAACTGGTATAAATAACACATCAGTTGGTGCTAATTCTTTATATTCCAACACAATTGGTACAAATAATACTGCTGTTGGTTATGGTTCTTTACAAAATAACATTACAAGCGGTAACAACGCATTTGGTTACAAAGCATTATTTGCAAATACAACAGGTTATAGAAATGCAGCATTTGGTTTTGCCGCTTTACAAAATAACACAATAGGCACAAACAATGCTGCTTTTGGTTATCAAACATTACAAACTAATACTACTGGTAGCAATAATACTGCTGTTGGATTAAATAGTTTATTTTCAAATACAATAGGGGCAAGAAATAGCGCATTTGGTTCTCAGGCTTTATTTGCTAATACAACAGGTGTAGACAATAGTGCATTTGGTTATGTAGCTTTAAACTCTAATACAACTGGTACTCAAAATACTGCTGTTGGTGCATATGCTTTAGCTAATAATACTGTAGGTATATCTAATACAGCCGTTGGCAGAAGTTCATTACAAATTAATACATTAGGAGTTTCAAATAGCGCATTCGGTCATTATTCTTTACTTTATAATACTACTGGAGCAAATAATAGCGCATTTGGTGATGCCGCTTTACAAACTAATACAATTGGCGTAAATAGTACAGCTATGGGTAGAAGCGCATTAAAAAATAGCACAGCAAGTAATAATAATGCATTTGGCGCTTATGCTCTTTTAAATAATACAACTGGTACTAACAACAGTGCTTTTGGATTGAATTCAATGAGATTCAATACAATCGGATTAAATAATACTGCATTTGGTGGAGTTTCTTTATACTCAAATACTACTGGTAATTATAATGTCGCAGTTGGTGTTAGCGCTTTAGTAAATAATACAATAGGTTCTAATAATACAGCAGTAGGATATACAGCTTTACAAAATAACACTACAAATAACAATACCGCAGTTGGTTATGCAGCTTTAGCAGCTAACACAACAGGAGCTTCAAATGTTGCTGTAGGTTTAGACTCATTAGCAAATAATACAATCGCTTCTAACAATACCGCTGTAGGATTTAGATCATTATTTACTAATACTACAGGCGCAAATAATACCGCTGTTGGTAATCAGGCTTTACGTTTAAATGTTATTGGATCAAGTAATGCGGCATTTGGAATATACGCTTTATACAACAATACCACAAACAATAACAACGCATTTGGTTATAAAGCATTATTAAATAATACAACTGGCACAGGAAACACTGCTATAGGAAATGGTTCTTTACAGAACAATACAATTGGCAATTACAATAGCGCATTTGGTGAAACTGCATTAAGATACAATACTACCGGCGTTAAAAATACAGCCGTAGGTGTTAATGCTTTGTTTAATAATACAATTGGTGCCAACAATGTTTCTGTTGGTTTCCAATCAATGTTCTATAATACAACTGGAGGAAATAATAGCGCTTTTGGATATAGAGCTTTATTTGTTAATACGATTGGTAGTTTTAATAGTGCATTTGGTTATAAGTCACTTTATAATAATACAACTGGTATTAGTAACAGTGGATTTGGTTTTTATAGTTTATTCAGTAATACCACAGGTATAAATAATTCTGCATTCGGTTTATACGCTTTGAGAGGTAATACAGTTGGTTCTAGTAATACCGCTGTGGGTAGAGACGCATTGCGATTAACCACTAGTGGTAGTAATAATACTGCGGTGGGTTACCATGCTTTAAGAAATAATACAATTGGTCAACAAAATTCCGCATTTGGCATATACACTTTAAGAGAAAATACATCAGGTGCCGCAAACGTCGCATTTGGTAATTATTCTTTGAGATCTAATAGCATTGGTGCTGCTAATACTGCTGTAGGTTATCAATCATTATTTAGTAATGTAAGTGGTTCTAATAATAGTGCATTTGGTTATACATCTTTATATGCTAACACAATTGGTGTGGAAAATACCGCAATAGGAAGATCATCACTTCGTAATAATACAACAGGCGGTTATAACACTGCGGTTGGAAGAGGGTCTTTATTTACAAATATTGTTGGTTCTGCTAATGTTGCTGTAGGCGTAAATGCGTTATTTTATGCCGTTGGTAATAATAATACCGCTGTAGGCACAAACGCATTATTTAATAACACAGCAAACAGTAATAGTGCTTTTGGCTATACATCTTTATTTGCAAATACAACAGGCGCTAGTAATAGTGCATTTGGTATGCAAGCGTTGCGATATAATACTATAGGTAATAGCAATTCCGCATTTGGTGTTTATAGTTTATATTATAATACTACAGGTAGTAATAATACAGCTGTTGGTAGACAAACATTATACTCTAATACGACTGGCGTTAATAACAGTGCAATTGGTGCGTATGCTTTAAGTCAAAATACAATAGGTTCAGCTAATACTGCTGTAGGTTATCAATCTGGTAACTCAAATACAACTGGTGAAAGAAATTCTTATTTTGGTTACCAAGCATGTAATGTTGGTAACGCAAGTGATACAGTTGGTATAGGTTGGAGATCATTGTATAGTAATACTGCAAATTATATAGTAGCCGTTGGTCGTAGTGCATTGGAAAGCAACAAAACAGGTGCTAGTAACGTAGCTGTTGGTTATCAAGCATTAATATTAAATACAAGTGGATCATCAAATGTTGCAATGGGTACGCAAGCATTGTATACAAATCTCATAGGCAATAACAATACAGCAATTGGGCATCTAGCTTTGTACGCTAACACTACAAATAATAATAGCGCTTTCGGATATAAAGCATTATTTGCTAATACAACTGGTACAAACAATGTAGCTGTTGGTTTAAGCTCGTTATCGGCTAATACAATTGGCGTAAGTAATACTGCATTTGGTACATACGCTTTACTGAGCAATACATCTGGTATTTACAATATTGCAATTGGTACTAATAGTTTAAGAACAAGCACATTTGGTTATAGCAATATTGCAATAGGATTAAACGCTTTGTATTACAATACAACTGGTGGATCAAATATAGCAATTGGTCAACAATCGCTTGTATTAAATAGCACTGGTCAAAAAAATATAGCAATTGGTTATCAAAGTTTACATTCCGTTACTAGTGCTAGTAATAACGTTAGTGTAGGTTATCAATCATTATATAATAATACGACTGATAATAATACTGCGGTGGGTCATAATGCTTTATATTCTAATACAATTGGTACTGCTAATACCGCTACTGGTTTAGGTACTTTACAAAGCAATACTACAGGTAGTAATAATAGTGCGTTTGGTATGCAAGCATTAAGATACAATACTACAGGTAGTGGAAATACATCGGTTGGTAGAGCTGCTTTATTTAGTAATACGATTGGTACAAATAATACCACTGTTGGTCATAACGCTTTGTATTATAATACTACAGGAGTAAATAATAGTGCCTTTGGTAGATATGCTTTAATAAATAATATTACAGGTGCATCTAATGTTGCTGTTGGTGTAAATGCTTTATTATCTAATACAGGCGGTGTTAATAATACTGCTGTAGGTCAACAAGCACTTAATTCTAATACAACTGGTGGTAAAAATACTGCTGTAGGTTTACAATCATTATATGTAAATACAGTAGGAAGTAATAATAGCGCTTTCGGTAATTATGCTTTATATACCAATACCACAAACAATAATACCGCTTTCGGTTATAGCGCTTTAAGATATAATACAATTGGCGTAAACAACGTTGCTGTTGGTATGCAAGCTTTATTGTATAATACCACAGGTAATGGAAACACAGCAGTTGGATTGAATAGTTTGCTTAGTAATACTATAGGTAAAAATAATACCGCTGTTGGTCAACAAGCATTAACTAATAATACCACGGGTATAGCAAATAGTGCTTTTGGTTATCAATCATTATCAAGTAATACTGTAGGTGTAAATAATACCTCGTTTGGTTATAAATCACTAACAGCTAACACAATAGGTTATAATAATTCAGCATTCGGTTACAAATCATTATTTGCCAATACCACTGGTACTTATAATACCGCTATTGGTTTCGGCACTTTACAAACAAATACAACAGGCAGTTTTAACAGCGCATTTGGTCACGCAGCTTTAATACTTAATGTAGGTGGCAGTAATAATAGTGCATTTGGTTATTTTGCTTTGTTTAATAATACCGTAAGTAACAATAGCGCGTTTGGATTTAACGCTTTAAGAGAAAATACAACTGGTGTTAGTAATACTGCCGTTGGTTTTCAATCATTAAGATATAATACAGTTGGTGTTAATAACGTCGCGATTGGTACAAACGCTTTAGCAAACAATATATCAGGTGCAAGAAATAATGCAGTAGGCGTTAATTCGTTAGTAAACAATACAGGAGGAAGCGATAATAATGCTTTTGGTTATTACGCTCTAAAAGCCAACACAACAGGTTATAATAATTCTGCCTTCGGAAAAACATCATTAACCTCAAATACAGTCGGAGCAAATAATACTGCATTTGGTCGCAATGCAATTGCATTAAATGTTAATGGAAATAATAATAGTGCATTTGGCGCTTATGCATTAGTGTCTAATACTACAAGCAGTAACAGTGCGTTTGGTTATAAAGCGTTATTCGCTAACACAACTGGTTATTCAAGCGTAGCTGTAGGTACTGCTGCATTACAAAATAATACAATAGGTTCATTAAATACGGCTGTAGGATACGGTTCATTAACCGCTAATACAACCGGAAGTAATAATTCAGCATTTGGTACATACGCATTAAATTCTAATACAATTGGTATTTACAATACAGCACTTGGTCGTAGCGCATTATCAGTTAATATAATAGGTAGTGCAAATACTGCCGTTGGTTTTCAAGCTTTAGAGGCTAACACAACAAGCAATAACAGTGCATTTGGTTATAAAGCATTGGCCGTTAATACTACGGGACATAGAAATGCAGCGTTTGGTTTTAAATCGTTGATTACAAATACAAGTGGTAATTATAACGTTGCAATGGGTCATCAAACTTTGTTCAGCAATACTATAGGTCAATTTAATATCGCTATTGGTGATGAAGCGCTATATAAGAATACTACAGGTAGTAGAAATACAGCGGTTGGTAGAGCTGCTTTATATAATAATACAATTGGCGCAGATAATAGTGCTTTTGGTATGTATGCTTTATTGACAAATACAACTGGTGTTTATAATAGTGCTTTTGGCCGCGCCGCTTTACAAAGCAACTCATCAGGTAGTAATAATAGTGCATTTGGTCGTCAAGCATTAAATTATAATACAGTCGGAGGTAACAACACAGCGGTTGGTTTTAACTGTATGCTAGCAAATGTAAGTGGTAATAATAATGCGGCATTTGGTTATAACGCTCTTTATTTTAATACAACAAACAATAACAGCGCTTTTGGATCTAACGCATTAACTGCTAATACAACAGGTTATGGAAATAGTGCATTTGGTAGAGACTCTTTAAAAGGTAATACCATAGGTACAAGTAACAGTTCATTTGGTAATTACGCTTTAAAGTATAACACTACTGGTATAAACAATACCGCAATGGGTAGAAGTGCTTTGGGTACAAATACAAGAGGATCTAATAATAGTGCGTTTGGTATATACTCATTATTGTTAAATACTACAGGTATTTCTAACACTGCTGTTGGCGCTTACTCTTTATATTATAATACCGTTGGCACTAGAAACACAGCAGTTGGATATGCAGCGTTATACGCTAACAATAGCGGTGGTGCTAATAGTGCATTTGGTTTAGAATCATTATACTCTAATACCAGTGGACAATTTAATACTGCGGTTGGATTCGAAAGTTTAAGACAAAATGCAACTGGTGGAAATAATAGTGCTTTTGGTTCATATGCATTGAGAAATAATATAGCTGGTGGTGGAAATGTTGCAATAGGAATGGGTTCTTTACAAACTGCAAATGCAAATAATAACACATCAGTTGGATATTCCGCTTTAAATGCTAATACGGCAAGCGCCAATAGCGCTTTTGGATATAAATCTTTGTTTGCTAACACAACAGGTACATTAAATAGTGCATTTGGATATAAATCTTTACTCGCAAATACAATTGGTCAAAGAAATAGTGCATTTGGTTGGGGATCATTATTAAATAATACAATCGGTGGATTTAACAGTGCGTTTGGTTATTACGCTTTAAAATCAAATACAACAGGTAGTTATAATACCGCATTTGGTAATCAAGCTTTAGCTGTTAATACAATAGGTGCAAATAATGTTGCTGTAGGTTATCAGTCTTTACTTAGTAATACTATAGGTCAAAGTAATACTGCTGTAGGAACAAGCGCATTGCAAAGCAATACTATAGGTAACAACAATACAGCAGTTGGTCTAAGCGCTTTATTAAGTAATACAACAGGAATAAATAATTCGGCATTTGGAAAAGGCGCATTGCAAAACAATACAATAGGCACAGGTAATACAGCCGTTGGTGTCGCTAGTTTATTTTATAATACTATTGGTGGAAATAATAGCGCATTTGGTTATAGTAGTTTAGTAAGTAATACAATAGGTGTTAATAATGTAGCAGTAGGTTTTAATTCATTATATTATAATACAACTGGTAGCAATAATACAGCCGTCGGCAATGGAACATTACAAGCAAATACTATAGGCGAAGGTAATAGCGCCTTTGGTACAAATGCTTTATTAAATAATACCACGGGTAATTTTAACAGTGCATTTGGGTTTTATGCTTTAAAATCAAATACGGTTGGTATAAGAAATGTTGCAGTCGGTAATAGAGCTTTAGTTAATAATACAGCTGGTCAATTTAATTGTGCGGTTGGATATGAAAGTTTAGCTCAGAACACAGTTGGTAATAATAACACTTCGTTTGGTTATACAACTTTATATAATAATGTTTCTGGAAATAGTAATACCGCTATAGGATATAATTCATTATTCGCTAATACTACTGGTAGTAATAATACCGTTGTTGGTTTTCAAGCTTTGCTTAATAATACTGTAAGTAATAACAGTGCGTTTGGTTACAAAGCATTAAATGCTAATACAATTGGTGAATTTAACAGTGCATTTGGTAAAGAAGCTTTAAGAAATAACACAATAGGTACTAGGAACAGTGCATTTGGTCTTCAAGCGTTGATGTATACTACAACAGCTAGTAGTAATAGTGCGTTTGGTTATGGCTCTTTAAAAACAAATACAATAGGTAATGGTAATAGTGCTTTTGGTCGTGGTTCATTACAAAACAATACAACTGGTTCAAATAATACAGCATTTGGTATGTATGCACTTATAAATAATACAACGGGTATTAGTAATAGTGCGTTTGGTCGTTCATCGTTATTATTTAATACTTTTGGTAATTATAATACAGCTTTTGGACAACAATCATTACAAGCAAATACAACAGGCAGTAATAATACCGCAATTGGTACATATTCATTATACGCTAATACAACTGGTATATACAATACCGCTGTAGGTTTTTCATCTTTATTATCTAATACAATTGGTTTATATAATACCGCAGTTGGTTATCAAGCACTAAATCTTAATACCACAGGTAATGGTAATAGCGCATTTGGCACTAGCGCTTTAGAAAGAAATACAATTGGCGCAAATAATAATGCATTTGGTTTTCAAGCTTTAATATTTAATACAACAGGCGTTAATAATAGTGCGTTTGGTAAATACGCTTTAAGAACTAATACTACAGGTAGTAACAATAGTGCATTTGGCACATATGCAATGTCTGCTAATACAACTGGTGATTTAAATACAGCAGTTGGACGTAGTGCTTTAACAAACAATACATTTGGTAGATATAATACCGCAGTTGGACATGCGTCTTTATTAAATAACACAACAGGCGTAAGTAATAGTGCGTTTGGTTTATACGCTTTGAGAAATAACACAGGCGGTGTTCGCAATAACGCATTTGGTGTAGACTCTTTAAAGGCTAATACAATTGGTAATGACAATAATGCGTTTGGTTCTGCTGCTTTATTTGCTAATACGACAGGTAATAGAAACTGTGCATTTGGTAAATATGCTCTGGTAAATAACGTAGTTGGTAACAACAACAGTGCATTTGGTTATGCTGCTTTATCAGCTAATACAACAAACAATAACAGCGCTTTTGGTTATAAAGCATTAAATGCTAATACAACTGGTGTTTGTAATAGTGCATTCGGATATTATACATTAGCTAGAAATACAACGGGAAATTCAAACACTGCTGTTGGATTGCAAGCATTAAGGTGGAATACGACTGGTATAAGAAATGTAGCAATGGGTCACAATGCAATGCCTTTTAACACAATTGGCAATTATAATTGTTCATTTGGTACATATGCATTATTTACAAATACAACCGGATCGTCCAACACAGCAATTGGTCATAATTCGATGAATGCAAATTCAACAGGTACTAGTAATAGTGCGTTGGGTGATACTTCTGGATATGATATTACAACAGGAACCGCAAACACAATAATTGGTTATAACACTGGTCGTGGTATTACCACAGGCAACTACAACACAATCTTAGGCGCAAACGTCACAGGATTAAGTGCCACAATTGCCAATAACATTATAATCTCTGACGGCCAAGGTAATAGAAGAATAAATGTTGATAGTAGTGGTAATGTTGGTATAGGTACAACAAGTCCGTCACTAAAGTTAGATGTTAGAGGAGCTTTTAATATTGGCGGGGGTAGTGAAGGAATTAGATTAGGAGATGTAGGAGATAATGCTTCTTACGATAACGTAAAATTATATTACACTGGATATAATTCTGGAAATCCTAGAATTTATTTAACTCCAAGGACTCAACCTGGAAGTGGAACAGTAAATACATATTTTCATTTATTATCAAATACAGCAGGTGGTCCTGGCGCTAATACTATTGGGCTTCTTGTTGATGGTAATGTTGGTATAGGTACAACAAGTCCTTCACAAAAACTACACGTTGTCGGAACAGCTTATTCTGATACAGATTTTCGCGCTCCTATATTTTATGACAGTAACGACACTGCTTATTATGTTGATCCTGCTAGTACAAGTGTTTTAAATGCAGTAAGAACAAGAAACACATATGGCGAAAGAGTAACAGTAACAGCGGCATCATCTACAACAATTGATACTCAGTATAATTTAACAGAATTAACTCTCGCCGCAACAATAACAACATTGACTTTATCAAATATTCAAGCAAGCAGTATTGTTCATATGTGGACAATTGTAACAGTTGGTGGTGGCGTTGGTTATTCAATAACTTGGCCCGCCGCAATAAAATGGCCGGGAGGCACTGCGCCAACTCTTACAACTGCAAGTTCTAAGCGAGATATTTATCAATTTGTTACTTATGATGGCGGTACTAATATTTATGCAATTATCGTAGGTCAAAATCTATAATAACATATGATTAAATTTCTTGGCCCCAATAAAACACAAGTCGCTCCGATTGCTGCTGGTACTCAAGTTACTGGTTTTGGATCTGCATATTTTTTATTTGGAGATGTGACAGGAGGACAGAGCAATGTCGGTTATAATAGAACAATATCTTTTAGTACAGATAGTGAGTCCACAAGAAATGCGAATACTGGTCCAAGAATATCTCAAGGAGCAGGAGGTTTTAGTTCTACGAATATTTATCACATAAATGGTTATAATTCTGGAATTGTTACAGTTAAAAACAAAATACTTGCGTCCAGTGACGTTCAATCTACCGCCACTATTTCTTTTACTGTAGAAAGAAGAGGCTCGACAATTAATTTACCAACCATAGTAGCGTCTCGTTTTTATTTTATGGGTGGCTATAGCGACTCTCTTGGTCAATATAGAAGTGATACTACTTATATAACAACAGCAAGCGATACAGCAACAAATACGACTGCTATACCCGCTGCTAGACACGTTTCTATGGGATTATATGAAAGTAATAATGCTTATGTAATAGGTGGATATAATAGTAGCGGTGCTAATACTAATACTATATATAAATACGTTATGACAAGTGATACAGCGTCTACTTTATCCGCTACTGACAGTGTATCAAATTCTCAGGGATATGCTTTTTCTAATTCATTATGGGGTTATAGAGCTAATGGAGCAAATGTTACAAGCGCTAGTAATATTAAATTAACTTTTTCAACAGAAACAGTATCTACTGGATCTAATAGCCCAGAAGGTAGTTTGCAGTTGTTTCAAGGCGTATGTAGCGCGACGGCAACTGTTGGATATGTTTGGACTGGTTATAGAAATTATACATTAAATCGCGCATATCATAAATTAACTTTTTCAACAGAAACTTGGAGTAATAATAGTTACACTACGGGTGATACAAATTCAGGTTGGATAAATGGCAGTAGCGGGGCATAATATATATGGATAATTTACTAGATAACAAATTAAAAGAGTTCTCAAATAAGTTTGATTTGGGCGCAATTGATTTTTCTAAATACACTGCTGGTCGCACTTCTTTTCAATTAGAAAGGTTTGTCATGCAAGAACACGATTTGCCAGAACGTAAGTTTCTGCAATTAATGATGGAACTTAAATCTATGCGTGATGGCTTTATTGGCGATTGTTTTGACATAGAAAAATTAAAAATAGAAATCAAACGTTTACAATTAAAAAACGATGAAATTGACAATCTAGAAGCTTGTAAGAAACAATATATTTTGCGCCAACATGAAGAAAATATGATTTTTAGAGAACGCGAAATCAAAACTATTGTTAAACTAATAAATAGTTTGCCGAAAATTTATACATACGATGAAATTGAAGCCGCCGAATCTCGTTATTGGGAATGTCGTTTGACTCGTCAAGCTTTTGAAGATATGGCGAGCGCACAGACTGGTATAAACCAAGGTAACATTCGCGCTAACATACAAGCAGGAACAACAATGGCTGGTAACTTATTAGATTTTAAACAATCATTATTAAATAACTTTATCAATCCGCAAATAACTTATACCTCTAAATAATTATGGATAAAAATTACGTTTTAGTAGTAAATAATCGAATAGTTTCTTCGCCAGCGGCGTTACCAAACAATTACAAAAATATATCTAATTTATTTGCACTATCTGATGAGCAATTGGCTGATTTATCATGGTCTGGAAACGACGAAGGGTTCTGGGTTGTAAACAGCGATCCGCTTCCAACGATTAATATACAACAAAAAATCGAAACATCTTATTCTTTAAACATTGAGAATAAAACTTGTCATGAATCTTTTACTGTAGTCAATGTGACTCCGTCCGAAGAAGAGATAAGAAAAAACAGAATAGAGACTAGCATAAGAATGATTCGCGATCAGTATTTAGTTATCACTGATTTCACTCAATTGCCTGATTCGCCGATATCTGATGCCGCAAAACTTGATTTTAAAAACTTCAGACAACAATTGCGTACAATGTTAGATATCCCAGATGTTACTCAAGCGGTGTGGCCCACCATTCCGACATCCGCTCCAAATATAAGTATTCCTCCATTTCCTCCAATG